CACTCGCTCGATCAGGCCGTCTGCAGATGTAAACACCTGCACCAGTATTTTCTTATCTTCCGACCATAACGGAAGCCAGCCGTAAACAGGTATCACTTGTGACCTGACATACCGACGTAGATAATGACGATGGTGGTGAACATGATGATGCCGAACCCGACCCACGAGACGATTGCGTGTATCACTTCAGTGCCTCCAAGCCTGCGGGGGTGATGCGACAGACCATAGCGTTTACACCTGCCACAGTGGGGCGCATGTCCCCGGTCGGCTCAATAAGGCCCAAGCGGCGCAGGTCGGCGCAACGCTTCCAGCCGTGGTGGATGCCGCGAATGGTGCAGGCTTCTTCGTCGGTCAAGCCGTAAACGGGTGACCCCATGTAGGCGATGAGCAGGCTGTACGCCTGTGATCCGCGCTTAGGCGTGATGTGTTTCGCTCCGTTTACAGACCCTTCTGGATCGGTGTTGCGGAACAGCGGTAAGTCGTCGAAGTTAGCCATTACTAGTACCCCAGACTGTTGAAGTCGTCAATGATGCGGGCAACAATAACTGGGTCCGCGCCCAGCTCTGCAGCAATCTCATACGAGCAAAGACCTTGCCAATGCCCCTCGAGTATCTGTGAATGGAAGTCGTCCATAACTGGCATGTGTTTCTCCTTGTGAACGCCCTTGGCGGCGTGACATCAGTGTAAACAAATGTTTACAGACTTGTCAAGCATTGCGAGAACGCGGGTGGAGCCGGGGAGAAACCAACAACCCCACCCGCTAGCCGTCACCGTATCCAAGCGGTGCCAGCGTCCTTATGGCTTTGGAATAGCCTTCCAAGCGGCTTGAAACTCCTCAGCGCTAGCCCAGCTGTTCTCAATCTCAACGTGTAGCCATTTGCCACCGGGTGAGCCGAGCGCTGGGCCGTCTTGGACTTTGACTCCTTTGACGCCCTCACCCCTTGAGCAACGGAAAGAACGACCCCACGCCTTGGTAGCGCCTGGAGCCTTGTAGGCGTAGTCGTGAATCTCGGCTATGCGTAATTCAGCGGTATGCGCTATCAGCCAATCCCAAGCAATGAGCGCTACTTTGCGGTCTGTGTAGCCGATGTCGCAGGCCCAGCCTGTGGCGTGCACTGAGAGCCACTTGGGGTCGCCCTCAATGGCTTTGGGGTTTTTCATTGTGCGGTTGGAGTAGATGCCCATGTTGGTAAAGCCCCAGCGTCGGTTCATCGCTTTGACAAACCACTCGGTAACAGGCGATGCTTTGCCGCCGTTGAAGGCTGGGTAGTACGGGTATTTACGGGGCACTTGGCGGGTCTTTCGGCTTGTCCTTGAGGCCGTTGCCTGCGAGCAGTCCGATGAGGCCACCTGCGAGGGTCATAAGCATTGGTGACAGTACTGCCCATGCTTCGGCGTCGTTGGGTGCTTGCTCGAGTGGCTGGGTGACGAAGAGCAGGCCGTAGATGAGCGACACGATGGCTGCAACGAATGAGAACGACAGTGCGATGCCGACTACGAGTATGAGGCGGGCTTTGATTTCTTCGTTGGTGAGGCGGTTTTCGGGTTTCATGGGCATCGTCTTTCTAGTAGGCCGTCGGCTCGGGTGGTTTCGCAGTTTTCGCGTACGCGGTCTGCGCAACTAGCCAGCAGTAGGCAAAGGCTCAGCGTTAGCATTGCGCGCTTCATACTCTGCGTGCTCCTCGTCTGTCATTTCGCGGACTAAATCGTCGATTTGGATGTTGGGTCGTTTAGTTTCGGTAGCCGTAGACACGGATGGTTCCTCCTGTAAGCGTTCCCGAACCGGGTGTAACTGTGAAGTCTGCATAGGACGTCGCTACTGAGTGCACGCCGTTGGTGGTGCCAAAGGTTGCCGTATCGGTGTAGGTGCCGTTAGCGAACACCGTGGTCTTAGCCAAGAACGGGTTCATAATGTCGAAGTCCATGCTGGTTGACGTGGAAGTGGCCAGCCCGCCGTAGGTCCAACTGGCACCGTTATTCACACCAGCGTTTGAGACGGTTGCAGAACCTACACCTGCAAAAAAGGTAGATGAGTAGTAGCCCGTGGTGGATGCGCCTAATTTCAATGCGAGGTTCGTGACGGCAGCGGAACTGACACCGCCTGCGTAGATGATGCGGTAGTTGTCATAGTCCGCCGAGAATGCGCCGGTGACGGTGACGCTAGCAACGGTAGTACCGACCACCTGCGACTTGACCAGCCACAAACCGACGCCATTCATGTCCGACGCATTTAGCACGTCACCACTAGCAAATACAGGGAAAGTCATAACTGTTATCCTAAAAGGTCTGTCCCACCAAGGCGAGACTGGTTGAGAATAAATACCGCAGCCCAACGCGCCGACCCTTCAAGCGTCGTGAACCAACGCTCAGGCGTGACGCTGTGTGAGATGCGAGACACCAACATTGGCGTCGTGATCGTGTTGCCCGTCGGTGGCGCAACCGCCAGCGTGAACCTGTCAAACAGCTCGAGACCAAGCGTTGTACCCCAGGAACCCGACGGTGACAGAACAACAGATACCGGGGAGGCTTTGGCGTAAACCTGCCCACCCCAGCCGTTTACAATGTCGGCAACCGCTATTGAGTCGTCAATGCTGGCCAACTGGGTGTCAAGGTACTGTTCCGCTTCACCATAGGTTGTAATGCTGGTTGTGTTTTCTTGAGTGTAAACACCGCCGCTACTCATCTGAATGTTTGCAAGGTTCCGCATAGAGTCGCCGTCGTATTGCAGCTGCACTTCTGTGCCAATGGAGTTACCCATGAAGCCGACACCGTTGCCGTACTCCGCCTGCGGGACAATTGACTTTGTCTGGGTTCGGATCTGTGACTGGTTGTACATAGTCAACGTGCCAGCCTTGTTTACAAACAACGGCGCAAACTCCGAGTTAGAAACTTTGGTCAGTTCCGCAGCCGCTGTAGTTGCTCCCGGTGTTAGCGAAAGCACATAACTAGCAGGCGACGAAGGGTACGACATCGGGACGCTATTGGTAATTTCGTTGTTGATGCGTTGCATTCGAGCAGCAGTGGTTTCGTAGTATTGCGCTTCGCTCAAACTGATGACGTACTGCACCTCAGATTGAAGCAGGAACCTGTCGTTGAATACGACAGCCTGTTGAAATTGTCCAAGACCAAAAGCGAAACTTTCGGTTGCTGGTACGACAACCAGCGGAAACCCGCCGCCTGTCCGTGACCCCGTGACGTCGTAGCCGTCGATGTAGAGATAGCCATTACCAGCGGTGTAAACAAAAGCAACATGATGCGGTTCGGTGTTTTCGAATGTGATGTTAGAACGCCAAGTGTAGTGCACCGATGTGGTTTGCACTTCTACGGTGAACTTGCCGTTGTGGGTTCCGCCGCCGTTGTCGTGGTAAATCTGGATGCGGTGTTGCCCTGTACTGAAGTCCGTAAGCGATGAATAACCCGCTACCGATGTACCGCGTGTCCAGAACATCACGCTAAGTGACGTGGCTGCAACATTGGGTCCGCCCGATCCGAGGGCTACGCCGTTTTGGTAGTCAGAACCAATGGATGATGACGGCAGGCCAGACGCAATGTTTGATCCTTGGTACGTCAATGACGAGAAAGTGCTCAGGCTCGACGTTACGGTTCCTAAGTCTTTGAGCGTGACTGCGTTTGTGTACCACGCAATGGGTTCGTCCATTTCCCAGTAGTGGCGTGGTGATTGTGCGCGTATCCAACTCATTGCCCAGTCGGATGGCAACGAAGCCGAGCCAAGAAGCTGCAACGCGTCAAAGCATTGAAGCGTCACGGTGGAGTCTTGCCCTGCGTCAGTCCACTCGGGTGGCCAGCCTGCGATAAAGCCACGGAACACGTCGTAGGTGGTGCCGCCGTGGGTGGCGCGTATGCGGATTTGGCGACGCGGTAAAAGGTTGGTGCTGTTGGTTGTTGCGTTCCAATACGGGCTAGCCGAGTTGAATGGGTCAAAGCGTCGGTCACGGTTAGACAGCACAACCGTTGCGGATCCGTCGGCCTGAAGTGTCCAATCGTCGGGGATGCCTCGAGAGATGTCCATGTTGCGGACATAGGCGGTGACGTCAGTCCAGGTTGGCGACACCACATACGGGCCGTCTGTAAACGCAACCTCAACAACAGCGACGGGGTACGGCATTAGCGGCCACCACTCCTACGCTCCCACGCGCGGATTGACTGGTTTACAGCCTTACCGACAGATGCAGCGTCACCGACCACGCCGTAAACGTTGATGGTTACTTGCGCGTTTTCAGGGTTGCGACCCGGCAACATGAAGCCCGGCAAAGACGGAACGGTGCCGACCGTGGGCGTGGGGTCAAAGCCGAAGCGGTCACCTACAAAGTTTGCTGCAGCGCCGACAGGAGTGTAACCAGCAACTTGGCTGACCTTGTTGATAAAGCCACCAATAGAGTTCAGTTTGTTTACAAGGTCGTTGATTTGCCGACCAGCTGCGTTGAGTTGGCCGTTTTCGTCGTAAAGCAAAGTCTGCAGAATGTACTTGAGTTCTGCAAAGGCTCCAGCAACGCCGTCCTTACCGAACGCGTCCGCAATCTGAATGCCGTACTCTGCCAGTTTCTTGAGGTACGGAAGTACCGCCTGCCCTAGTGACTCTTTCAATTCGTCAAGGGTGATGCGGAAGCGCGCCATTGTCCCCTCGAAAGTGTTTGCGTTGTCTAGCGCGGCACCGCTAAAACGCTTCTCAAGGTCTTTCTGAATGTCGTTGAAAGACATCGCTTTGAGTTGGGCTTTGTCGTAGCCAAGGCCGAGGCGAGTTAGCGCAGTGTTAGATCCGTCAAAACTTTTTGACAGCCCCTCGACTATTTGCTTCAACGGCTTACCCGTTGCAGCGGACACATTGAGCGCCAAATTGAGCAGACGCTGGGCCTTGTCAAAGTCACGAGTCGAGCGGATAATGCGAGCATAAGCAGGGCGCAACTCATCATCGGCCACGCCAACGGCGCGCTGGGTCACGTCAATGTAATCCTCGACCGAAGCAATCTGAGCGTCCGTGGCTTTAGTGGACGCACGAATAGATAGCGCTAACTGCTTTTGCGCTTTTTCGTCGTCGGCAGCCATACGGGCAAACCCGACCAACTGTTGCCCAGCCTGATAAGCAGCTGCACCAAGCGCAGCAAACGCTGCAGCCCCAGCCACAGCGCCAGCCTTCAGGACGAACTTGACCTTGTCCGAAGCGGTCTCCAGCTGCTTGAAAGACTTGATGGCCTTCTGAATACCCTCGCCCGCAAACGTGGTGATGATTGGGATTTTGATAGCCATCAGACTTCCTTCTGCACTTGCTTCATAACCTTGCGGATTAGTTTTTCAGTTTCGGCTAACACGGTTTCGGCGTGGCGCTCATACGCCTTCCACAAGAAGCGACCGGGTGTGCCATAACGCTGGTTCAACGCCCGCACCATCTCCTTACCCTTCTGAGTAGGTACTGGACCACTGCCCGACATCTCAACTGCGAGCGCGTCCGCAGACGTCCACTTGATACCAAAGGCGGCAAGGTCAGACACATACGCGTTGTACTGGCGTGGCTTCTTACCGGACACGAAAGGCTTGATAGCACGATCAGACTTGGCGTTGTTCCACGGGAAAATTGGCGAGACTTTGCGGGCCTTCCACGAGTAGGCCATACCAGACAGCGGAGGCTCAGACGGTGTGCTACTGCGGGCTTCCTGCACAACGCTCGAAACAATCTGGGCGTAATCCTTGGTGACCTGTCGACGCGCCTTCTTGTCGATGCTGTTGAGAGCACGCAACGCTTCCTTCACTCCGACCATCTCAAGTTGAGTTTCGATTGCGTTAGGCATCTAGCCCTCCTTCATGTCTTCGGCTGCCTGTAGCACTGTCGCCAGTGTGTCTAGGTCAAATGGTATGTCAGGAGGCCAATACCCTGTGCGAAGTAGCAGAGACGCTAGTCCGTAGTTGTATGTGCCTCGGTCGTAGGGTTTACAGGTTCGTTGTCCACCACTTCAATGTTCTCGAGGCGCTTGACGTATTCGTCAAAGACGATGGGTACTGGGATGCTGTTTTGTTTACAGCACTCCCACGCCATGAATGCAAGGTCTTCTACGCCGATGCCTTCGCCCAGCTGTGACGCCTTGCGCTTGAACTTACGCTCCCAAGCCACAATCACACCGAGGTTAGTGGTGACGGTGTACTGCTGGTCACGCTCGGTCACTTCGAGTGTGAGTTTCATAGTTTCTCCCTATG